TGATCCGCGTGATCCGTGAGCGATACGAGAACTTGCGCGACTGGAACAAGGTCCGCGCAGCTATGGGCGTCGGGAGAATTGATTAATGGATGAAGAGTTTCTTGACGCGATAGACATCGACGAAATCGTTCGTGCGCTTGAAGGTGAGTCCAACGACCCGCAAGCGCCGAACGAGGCCGTCGCTCCTAATCCGCCAGATGAGTCGCAGGGCGAGGAAGAAGATCTTGCTGATCTTCGTCGTGCGTTGTATGGCCATGACTTTCCGGGTGCAGACGAAGAAGCAGACGAAGAAGAGTCTGCTTGGGTCGCTTGGACCCGTGGGCTTTGGAACTCGCGGCGCACTGCGGTGCAGGAGCACCTGCATCTCGTAGAGCGCAACCGTTTGTTCCGCGCTGGACAGCAGTGGATCAGCGCACAAGGGCTTGGCCCTTGGCGTGAGCCTGCGCGTCCTCGCGACTCTGCGCGTGTAGTCTACAACATGATCGACAAGGCGTTGGATCAGCGCCTCCAGATCATCGTGGATCAGCGTCCGGGCTTTAGCGTGACGCCTCAGACGCAGGATCCTGACGACAAACGCAAGGCTCAGGCGCAGCAGCTGGCGCTTGAATATCAGTTTGAGCAGCAGCACATGACGAGACTCGCTCGTGAAGCGGCCTTCTGGGCGCAAACGGACGGCGTCTCGTTCTGGCATATGTTCTGGGATCCAGATCGTGGGCCTTGGGACGAGCGTTTGGGCGAGGAACCCGGTGAGCGCAAGCCCTTGGGCGACCTCGGCTGCCAAACGTTGCGCGTGGAACAAGTGCGTGTGTCGCCAAATGCGACGGTAACGCAGGCTCCGCATTGGGTAATCGTGCGAGAGGTCATCTCACGCTCGGAAGCAGCCTATCGCTACGGCGTAACTGGGCTGGATGCGAGCAACTCTAACATGAGCACCGGCTCTTACCCTGCGTATTCAGGCTCTGAGGGCATGGGTGAGTGGGTCTTGTCGCAGACCACGGTCGGTGAAGGCCAGCGTTTGCGCGATGAGGACGTAACCGAGCGGTTTACGGTCTACTTGGCACCCCATCCTGACGCGCTACCCGAGGGTATGCACGTGATTATCGTGGGTGACAAGGTGGTATTCGGCCCGTCACCGCTGCTTTGGGGCGCGATTCCGGTTGTGCCCATCCGTGATGGGTCGTCTGACCCTTCGTATTACCCGCGACCGGTCATGGAGCAGTGGCTCGACCACCAGATGCGGGTCAATGCGCTGCTTTCTAAGTGGATTGAGAACATTCGGGTCAACGCAGGTGGGCGATTCCTCACCCGACCCAACGCAATCGCCACCGAAACCTTCTTGGGCGGCGTGACATCCATGATTGAGGTGCGTGGTGCAGGCCCAATGGCCGAATCCATCCAGCCGGTCAACGGATTTAGCGTTGGTAACGACGTAAAAGAGGCGTTGGCTCTGGAAAAAGCGGCATTTGAGGACGCATCGGGCTGGAACGCGGTGTCTCGTGGGCAAGTTACCGGAGAATCCGGGCGTGCCATTATTGCAAGCCGCGAACAGCTGGAGCGAGTCTTTTCACCGGCGGTATCTGCGCTGGCTCAGAGCTTTACCGACTGGTGCAAGGTGACGATGGCGGGTATGGCATGGGGATATGACGTGCCTCGCTCGCTTGGTGCGGTTGGCAAGGGCCGACCCGACCTTGCTCGCGCTGTTTCGTCCACGGATTTGGACGGCCAGAGCGATGTAAAGGTTGAACCCGCCACGATGATGCCGATGCCGATGGCGTTCCGTCTGTATCTGCTGGATAACTGGTTGCAAACCGGCGTGATTGACATCAAGGAGTACCGTCGTCGCCAGATGTTTGCAATTGCTAAAGATATGGCCACCCCCGACGAGGATCAGGAAGCGAGAGCCAAGCGTGTTGCCGATGCAATCCGCATGGGCTTCCCGCCGCCTGAGATGCGTTGGCAGGACAACGAGGCCATTCATCAGGATGTGTTGGAGCGCGAGATCATTCTACAGGATGACCTTGCGCCACAGGTTGTTGCAGCAGCTCAGGAGCGTTGGGTGGCTCTTGCAAATCAGGCTGCACAGAAACAAGGCGCTATGGTACCCCCGGCAGCAATTCAGGGCGGGGCCCCCGGCGCAGGGATTGTTCCCGAAGGTGCGGCACCCAGCGCACCGCCTTTGTCACCAGCGACTGTTCCGCTCCCGACAGGCAACCCTCCAATCGGTGGAGCGACCATCATGCAGCAGCAGGCGATGGGCGTCCCTGAAGAAGAGATTGCCGCAAGGCAGGCAGACATCTTGTCGCTACAGCAGTAGGAGTAAGTTGTGGACATCTCAAGTGCAATTAACGAAGCGGTCGATTCGGTACTGACCCTGCCCGAACTTCAGGCAACTGAAGAGGAGGTACAGGAGGAAGCCCAAGTCGATTTTGACGTTGAGGCGCAGGACGAGGATGTAGAGGTCGAAGCGTCTGACGAAGAAGAATCAGACGACGAGACAGAAGAAGAAGCCCCAAAGTCAAACTTGCCTGATGGCTATGTTGACGTTCCCTCCATTGAAGAGGGTCTAGCGACCGAGTTCGCCTTGTTGGATGAGGAGGGCGAGGTTGAGATCCCTGCACTGAAGGTTCGCTATAAGGCGAACGGTCAGATGCGCGAGGATCGGCTGGATCAGGTCGTCAAGTTGGCGCAATGGGGTGTCTACAACTCAGCGAAGGACTCTGAGTTCAAGCAGACGCAGGAAGAATATTTTGCTGCGAAGAGCGAAGCTCAGGAATACAGCCGCATCCTGGAAGAGCGTGAGCAGCAGATTCGCAAGCTCCTAGAGGATGACGACTATTTTTACCGGGTTCGTGAGCGGTACGAGGCAGAGAACTCGCCCGAGATGCGTGCCCGGCGTGCTGAGGAGGAGCTGCGAAGCTACCGCACTCAGCAGGAGATGAGGTACATTGAGGACAGAGGTTCCCAGTTTTTCCAGTCCGAAATCGAGCCAGCCATCAAGATGATCTCTGATGCACTGCCGACCGTGACACAGGAAGAGCTGGCGCAGCGTATGGTTTCTGCCGTTCAAGCGCACGCACGACAGGCTCCGAATGGTAACATGTACATTCCGGAGGAGAGTTACGACGCTGTCAGAAACTATATCGTTGAGGACTTGGCGTTCTGGGCTCAGATGCAGCACAGCCGTCGAGGTGGTTCTGCCACCAACTCCGAAATGGAGAAGGCGCAGAAAGACCTTGAGCGTGCGCGTGTCGAGGCACAGAAAGCCAAGCGAGCCGTCGGGAAGAAGACTCGACCCGTCGGTAAGGCTCAAGCCGAGAAGAACGGCAAAAAGAGCAAACCCATTAACACAGTTGACGACGCGCTTTCGAGCGCAATGGATTCGATCCTGTCGTCCATTAGCTAACAAGGAAAAGTAAGATGCCTGCTCCTACCGTAATTACGGATACCGAGCTTACTGGGCTTCTCAAGAACGTCTACTCGCAGTTCCGTGAGAAAGTCCAGAACCTCGTGACTCCGCTGCTCGCGCAGTTGGAGAAGGGCCGCGCTGGTGGTCCTCGCAACATGCGCTGGGGTGGTAACAACGTGTTCTTCGACGTCGTTGTTGGCCGTCCCGCTGGTGCTACGTTCTCGCAGTCCGGCTACTTCCCGCCCGACACCACGGCGCAGGAAGTGCAGGCCAACGTCGGCGTGGTCCGTGCTTACACGACCCGCCAGATCGACGGCCTCGCTTTCGTCGGAACGCAGAACAAGAACGCGGCCTTCACCACCATCGCTCAGAAGACGATGGAGGAGATCAAGGACGCTTCGTCGATCCTCATGCAGCAGGCGCTGCATAACAAGGCCGACGGTATCGTTGCCCTTATCGGCACCGTGAACAGCACGACCGAGATCATCGTTGCTTCGCCTTACGGCGTTGCTAACGCTGGTCAGGGTGCGCTGCTCCTGTCGGTTGGCGACTACGTTGCGGTCATCGACGCCGACGACGGCACGACTGTTCTGGGCCGCGCCCAGATCACCGCGATCAGCAACTCGGGCGACA